GGAGATTGACTCTTTCCATCTATATCCAGAATTTCTTCACATTTTACTTTAGAGTCTGACCATTTGATGTTGTAGACTCCTTCCATGCTTATATAATCACCAAGCTGAGCAAGTCTTGCCTGTACATCTTCATCTGTACATTCAACTATTGTGAAGTCCTCAGAAGGATATGTAGTGACATCATGACCATCATCATCCTCAGATGTAATAGTACCAATCCAAGCCCAATATTCAGACTTATCTAATCCTTTTACTTTTCTCCTGCATTGCCATTCTGTTTCATGGAATGTTTGGAGTACATTTGATTTATGTGATATATACATTTTAAACCTTTACTATATTCCAATGTGAATAAGGATAATTATCTGCATCATTATTATTCGCATAAGTACCCATAAATCGGACATAATCTCCCCTTTTTAACTGGAGATGAACTGAAATAGTGCCGGGTGTTGCAGCTGTATGAGAATTTTCAGTTCTGAAAACTATAGCCCCATTTTTAGTTATTTTCATCAGTTGTGCAGTAGCATCTGCATCCCATACGTCTGTCCAATTTATTTGATACTCTCCTCCAACTAAACAAATTAGTCTGTCATAACCCCATGTAAAATCCTTGATTCCTAAATTTAATGTACTATTGTGATAAGTACCTCGATGTTCATCTAATGGAATATTAGTAGTGTTTGATACTTGAGCACTTTCTATACTTGCTCGCCATCTAAAATTCCCAATATAACTCACATCCCTAGTAACCTCATCCCATGTCTTACCATCGGGAGTAACCACCAGATTAGTCTGTTCCATGTTTCGATCACCACCTACCAACTCATGCAGGTATGGTGTTTCAAAGGTCTGGTAGTGTGAGGATGTGTGGATTGGGGATGCTATTTCATAGGCATGAGTATAAGTTGTTGCACCACCAGAAGCTCCATGAGTTTCAAATATATTATTTCCAAGAGTTACACTTGCTGGATACTGATAAGAACCATGTCCACTACCATCCTCAGTAGTAGCATCGGCAGAAGAATGAGCAGTATCATTAATATAAAAGGCTTGCTCTCTTGCATCCACATTATACAGTCTTTTTACAACATTTGGTGTAAAAGCAGTAATCCTAGATAGATTTGAGGTACTATTAGTTGCTGAAATAGTCATACCCATGAAATTACCAACATCAAGATTAAAGCCCGGACTACCACCATCATAAAATACATCTCTTGTACCAGATACTACTCGAACCCCTTTACTAATTCTATCAATACCCTCCGCACCTATTGGTACAAAATCTGCCATCAACATATAATCTGCAAGGACTACAGCATCCTCTGGAATCGGTGGCATCTTGGGTTGGTGGAAGGTAAGCTCTCTTATCTGAGTGTATGGTGTGCTACCAGAGTAAACTTGGACACCATCAATATGAATAGTTGAAGCAGGGTAAGTTCCTCTCGTTAGTTTAAGAATATGTGTACCATAAGGAAGATTCTGAGCAACATTAGTTATAGTACCTGATCTAGTTGAATCTGAAGTATTATCAATACCACCAGATAGTCCTGTTCCCATAAATGTGACATACATACTGGTACTATTAGTAGAAGTATAAATCCCAGAACCAGCTGCTGTTCCATGTCCTCCAACAACATTTGATGATCCACTTGCGCCAGAAAAAGAAGTTAATCCATCATCCATTACATAGGCTAAATCATCACCACTATCAGTTACTACTGTTGAAGGGTCTGCATAAGTAGCATTCCCATTAGCAGAACCATTCCCAAACTCTCTGATATGGAAGGTCTTTGCAACTTCTGCTTGTGAGTGGTCTACTGCATCATCACTAAATGCTGGTAGGTATGTATTGGTTGCACTAGGAGTGGTTATTTCAGCAGCCGCAGTTGTGCTAATATTCTGAGCATTAGGAGGCATCATGTTTACTGATGTTTTAATAACTCCTGAAGAGTCAACCCATTTAACAACTCTCCCTCCGTTGTATGGTCTTATATGGTTATCACTTCCTTTATCCCAAGCCGCACCCCATGTTGTTGCTGTGCCTAATCCAAGTGAAGTATCCATATCCACTACAGAAGCAAATAAAGTAGTATCATTAACAAACCCATTGAACGGATCGTAATGATGTGCAGCTGCAGCAACAGTAAACTTCTTTCCGTATGAGACTACATTCTGTGAGGGTATCTGGATCTGTGATTTGGTTGTAGTTGATGTGGTGTCTTGGGCTATTAGTTCTATGCCATAAAGATTCATCTGAGCAGCATCTACTGGAACTAACTTTAAAGTAGTAATCTGTGGTGATGTAATAGTCTCCATCTCAACTTTAACTAAAGAACCCGAATCTACATAACGACTACCAAGTGGAGTGGATACAGAGGTTTGGAAAGTGGTGTCTGTGGTATGTGCTGTACCACCATTTACAACAGTTGATGTAAAAGTTCTAGGAGAAAAATTATTACAATATCCCAAAATATTTGCTTGATTAAAGTATCCAATAATTTCTATAAATTCAGTATCACCTGAAACATTATTACCGAATTGAAAATTCTGCCCTGTGTCATTATTTATTTCTACCAGATACGAAGCGACAGCTCTTATCCATTCCCTTCCATCAAAAGAATAAACATTTTCACCATGAGTAGCAGTCTCTTGTTCCAGTAGTTGTATTGACTTAAACTTATGCCTCTGACTCCCAAAGTGTGCGCCAATTCTAGGGTCTTTAATTGGCTTGCTACCCTTGATGTCTGTGTAGTAATAACTACGTCCATCACCCTGAGCAACACCATACGTTGCACCATGTGAGGTAGAACCATCTAACAGTTTACCAGCAACCGCAGGATACAGCACACTGGGGATGATGTGGGGTACCCCTTGATCTGGAAGCCTGTCTAGCTGAGTCTGCACGTTGGATGTAACACCATCCAGATAATCAAACTCTGCCGCAGTTGTGCCTCCTGCAACGTAATCTGCTAGGATTCTTGCTCTGCTCATTCAGCCTCCATTTTTGCTTGTTGTTCTGCTTGGAATGTTGCCCAAGATGCTTTGACTTCATCTGTCCAGACTTCTTCTGCTTTGTCCTTTACTTCCTGATGTTCGTCATCTGCAAGAGTCTGGTCACAAGTAAGCACTCTCCGATGATATCCACCTGAATCAGTAATCTCACGAATCTGGAGATGTTTGTAATCGGTGACTACTTCTATTTTGTCTATTACTAATGACATGATGTTGTCCTTTTATTCTATTAACTTGTTACAAATTGCATTGATCCTTTTACCATCTTACCAGCAGACGGCCATATTTGTGTGGAACCAGTTCTAAAAGACCACCCAGTGCCTCCTACTGACTCTAAAGAGGCATTCATTGTTGTTGTATTATGATTATGATAACCAACAGCACCACCTGTCGCATCTATCCTCGTAAAAGGTAATCCACCCATATCACCTGAAAGTGGGGAGCTACCACCAACAACGATATGAAAAGTGCAAAAAACGTGTCTACCAATCTTTGTATAATATCCATCAGCTGTTGTCAAAGTATTTGAATTTGTAGGTGTCCATTCCCCTTCCTCATAATCCAGTTCAGTCTGCCCGATAACACCAGACTTTGATCCTGCTCCTCCAATTATTCCACTCATGAGTCTCTCCTATGTCCAATCTTGGTAGATAAAATTTACTGACCAATCGCATGAGGCCACACTATTATAGAGTTCTAGAATATCTCCTTCACGTAGCACAATCTTGTCATTATAAACAAATGTTTCATTATCGTTTAAACCAGTTTGGTAAAAAATCGAAATATCTGTACCACTACCCTGCCAATCTACTGAACCTCTAATTGTATGTCCATTATTACCAGCAGTACAAGTAATATTGAGAATAGTAATAATTACATTTGCTGGTACAGCAACAACACCAGAAGTATTGCCAGAAGATCGTACTGATCCTGTTCCTGTTGTACCTCCAAAATCTACTTGTGCTGTTGCTGTTGCTCCATTTGCATTAATTGCAGCATTCCGTAAAACTTCGCTTCCTGACCCACTTGGTATAGCCATATTAACCTCCCATTACCCATGCTTGATGTGTACTTGATTGCATAAATGCTCCTTTTTGTTTAACTTTAGTTGTTGTAGAAGTTTCAATGTTCTGGTTAAAGTTCCACGAATCCGTATCATTCTCCCACAAAATTGTCTTATCCGTTGTACCCTTTAGGGTAATGCCACCTCCGTCTGCCGTTGAGTCTGTAGGTGAATCTACAGAAGCCATCTCAATGTTCTTATCCTCAACAATCAAATTGGTAGTATCAATAGTAGTCGTAGTACCATTGACTGTCAGATTCCCTGACATTACTACGTTACCAGTAAACGTGCCACCTGTTGCAGGTACTGTATCAGCAGGACTGAACGTAGAGAGTGCGATCACTTCAACGACATCTGAAGCTGTTAATGCTGACAGACCTGTAATAGTACTTCCATTAGTGGCAGTAAAGTCCGTTCCCATAACGAGCTTCACTCCGTTGAGATACACTGAAACCTGACCCACTGTATAGTTTATCAGTACACCGTTGTCATCTGCGGTTACTGATGTTTCACTTCCCGATGCCGTGAAGATAAATCTTTCAGCTTCTCCTAAACCGGGTGCTTGTCCTATGTAGCTCATGTTTTCATTTTGTTAAGGTTTCGGATACTTAGCCTTGATGGGATCAACCATCTCCGACTTCCATTTTTCGATGCCATCATCGTAAATCTTATTTAGCTGAGTTCCCCAATCTGGATATTCCGCTTGGCGGTTGCGAGCATATTCTTGAGCATCCCACTCTGTTTGAAGTTCAACTAATTTAGCATCTATATTTTTTCTAGTTGGTGGATTACCAGTATTTGTATCTCGCCACAAAATACAATCTCCAGTATAATCCCAACCATGCTCTTGAGTTGTAAGGGCAGCAACTGCATCACTAATTCTTGGTTTGTCTTTATACATAATATTACTCCTTTAGTTAAGATACTTTTATTGCGATAATTCCAGCTGCACCATCTGAATCACTATTAGTAAAATCACCCCCGAAATACCAGTTTGGATTTTGACCAGCTTGATCATAACAATCTAGAGCTGTTCTTATATAAAGATTTGTTGCTCCTCCTGTATTATTAGAATATAACAAAAAAGATGTACACATTGGTACGTTGCCATCAAGGCCTCTTATTGATGGAATTATTAAGTTAATAAGTCTAGTATCTCCATCTGTTGTGGTGCCGGAGCCATAAGATGAATATCCCTCATAAGTACCGGGACTTCCAAAATCACTAGCTTCTTTTATTCTTGCACTAGCTCTAGATGATATAGCACTATTACCAGTAGATAATCTACCACCACCTACTATAATAAGAAATTTACTGCCATCGGGATTACCAGATGAAGGGATAGCTAATGATGTGCCAAAAGCAAAAACTTGATTCCCTCCATCGGTAAAATCTGTAGTATGAGTATGGTAATAAATTTTGTGTTTAAATAACTCTCCTGCTGTATTATTCATTGTTCCTGAGAGAACAGTCCCTAGTGCAGTCAGTCCAGATCCTCCTGTTACTCCTACAGGTAAGACTCCAGAGGTTATATGTGCCGCAGTTATCCCAGTAGGTGTACCAGTAAATGGTGGACTAGCCAATGGTGCTTTTAAATCCAACTCTGCCTGAGTAGCCATATCTGCAGCTACATCTGATGCCTCAATAGTGCCAGCAACTATCTTTGCAGAGGTTATGCTATTGTCTGGTATGTCTGCACTGGTTAAAGGTGCTGTGGCTCCGGGTCTTCCAAGATATGCCATTAGGTTATCTCCAGAAAGCTCATTATCACATCACATGAGGATGCTGTGTTTGACGTTATTATGATTTTATCTCCGGTCATAAGCACCACTTTCTGATCACCTCCAAGAAGGATTAAGCTCCCTCCTGTAGGTATGGGTGCATCCTTAACTATATGGGTCGTGTTCGTTCCATCATGCAGGGTTGCAGTAACCGATATAACTCCAGAGGTTACATTTGCCAGAGTCATTCCAATTAGCGTAGTTTCTGTACTACTTGCTACAACTGCGCCAACATCCACTGGTGATGTTCCTACT